ACCCGCTTCAGCGCCCCGGCAGTCTCGGGGGTGAAGGCCGAGCTGGACTTCGAGGTCGAGGACATCCGCAAACTGTATGAAATCGCGCCCATGTTGGTGGAGGTGCTGCCGCGCCGGGCGGCCATCCTCGCCGAATTGAAACGGATGCGCGACGCCGGGCACGTGGTCGGGCTGCCTGGGATCCGGGTTGTCGAAAAACTCAAGGTGACGAAATGAACATCGCCCTTCTCAACGGGAAACCCACGTACATTCACCGCGTTGCCCCGCAGCGGGGGACGGCGAAACGGGCGGTTTCTCTCGCCGAGGAATTCCACGCCGCGCTGCTGGCCGAGGAGGCGTCCGGGAAATACAGCCGCCCCGCGAACGCCCCGGTTCCGACCGAGTGCAAATGCGGGCGAGTTTTCGCTGGGGGCGGGCGGCGGAAGCTTTGCTTCGAATGCCACGACGCTTACACGTCCGAACTCATGAAGTCCCCGCAGGTTTGCGGTGGCTGCGGGAAGACTTTTGCGATGCAGAGAAAAGACCAAATCACTTGTGGCGCCATTGCCTGTAAGGTCTGGCGCCGCGTAACCAAAGAAGACTGAATGACAAACCAAACCGTATCGGCGTTATTCGCCAAACAAATCGAAGACGAGCGAGACGAACTCGCTGGCTACCTGAGCGAGCTTATCCAGCTTTGCTTTTCCGTTCCACCCGGGAAAATTGAAGGCTTTTCGAGCCGGTTCATCGAAATCGAACAAGCCACCTTGCCGCACCGGGTTGCCCACTACATGAGGAAGAAAAAGCGCGAGGAGAAAGAAAAGGAGGCGGCGGAATGAAGCTCCTCTTTTACATCTTTGCCGCCTTGGTTTTGAGCGGCTGCGCTGCCGTAAAACAAGAGGGGCTGCGAAACCTGCGCTCCATTGTCCCGATTGTGCCAGAAACCCCGAAATACACCGAAGGCCCGAAGCTTTATGTCTGAAAAAACACCTGAGGACATCGTAGCCGACGCAATGGCAAATGCGCTCAGAGCAACCGGAGCTGAAGTGGTCGTGCTTTTCACAATTCAAAATGACAAAGCACGAAAAAGGTCTTGGGGAAGCGTTCAGGATGTGGCCGGGGTTGTTAATCGACTGCTTATTCGGCACGCGGCGGATTTGCTTTCCCGCAATGGGGGAGAGGAATTGATTGAGGAAACAGAGGAGGTGGCGCAATGAACGACCCCCAAAACGAAGCCGATGAGGAAGAGTGCGTGGTTTGCGGGTGGGTGATGACGGAGGAGCCGGACGTTGAAGTCGGCGAAAACGGGCGGCCCTACGTTTGCGGAGGGGTGTTTGTGTGCCTCAACCCGGAGTGCCCGCAATGAGCGTCTCAAAAACTGCCCCTAATTGGGGCGCGAAAAACTGGAAAACGGCGGCGGCGGACATCCGATGCAAAGCGGACGGGATTGGCGCCAGCGTTTGGCTCTTCAATCAAAGCCACCACGTCTTCGGGCCGTGGCCTTCAGTCCTGGCGCACGACGAGGAATCTGCGCGCGCTGCCGTGGAGGCTTGGATTGAGGAACGGTGGGAGCAATACAAAGGCGCTCCTGACCCCGAAGGGGAGGAGGTGCAGCAATGAGCGACCAACCTGTGAACCCCGACGGATTCTGGGGCGCGCTGCCAACGCTGACCTCGGTGGTTGAGGTCGTTGGAAGCAAGCTTCCACCGGAGCCCCCGAGCATCCTTGCGCTCATCCGCCGACTGGACGAGCTGAAGGCACGTGTCGCAAAGTTGGAGGCCGAGGTGCCTAGGTGGATCCCGGTGACGGAACGGCTGCCGGAGAAACGCGGCACGTACCTGGTGGCGAGAGGCGGCTGGATGTGGTCGGCGGATTTCTATCCTCCGCCGAACGCGAGCTGGTGGGACGAATCGGGCGCGCACGAGTTCAAGGCCGTCACGCATTGGATGCCGCTGCCGCCCGCGCCGGAAAAAATGCGTACAACCTGCGGACAAGCCAGCGCCGCCCCGGAGAGCGGAACCGACTTAAGTGCCTGAAAACATTGGTTGCGGGGACAGGATTTGAACCTGTGACCTTCAGGTTATGAGCCTGAAGGTATCCCCTTGAGGGGGATTGCCCCCACTTGCAACCCATTGCAAAACCTAAGAAACTGAACGCGAGCCGCTTGCGCCCATTTGCGGGCGTTTGCGGACAATTGAACCCAACTGCGTACAATGAGCGAACACCAAAACACCGAAACCTGCCCGCATACAGCGCGCGCAACGATTGAGCAGCTGAAAGCGAAACTCGCACACGAAGAGGCATTTTCCGCAATGCTCCTCGTTGCACGTTCAAAAGCTGAAGATGAACGCGACGAAGCCCGCGCTGAGGTGACTCGCGGAGACGTTGCAAAAGCGCTGCTTGCGCAAATTGACGACGCCCTAAACGCCGCCGAAGTGCCGACTTTACACCCCGACATTGGAGCGGCGGAGCGTAAACCTATGCTTCTCCGTGAGCGCGTTGAATGGCTGGAAAACGAATGCGACAAAGCCCGCACTGAGGTGGATAAGCTCAAAGCCGAGCTAAAAAACGCCGAGGGCGAATGGAAGCACTGGAAAAGAATCGCGGAGCATCGCAAGGAAAAAATCAGCGCGATGGTGGCAAGACCCGAGCCCTCGCGGCTGGAGATTGCGGCGATGTTACTGGCTGCGAGTCTGAATAAGACAGTTAACAATGTTTGGGTAATAGAAGACGAGGTTATTTGCGCGCTGGATGACGCCGACAAGCTAATCGCCGCCGCCAAAGAGGAGGTGGGGAAATGAGGGTCATGTTTACGATAATCGGAGGCATTTCTACAGATGACCTCGCGAAATTGGCTGCGGCTTTGCCAAAGGGAGCCACTCTAAAAGGAGCTGGCGCTGGCTTTATTGATGGCAAGGAGAAGCGATTGATTGAGGTGCTTGTGCCAATCGGCAGTAATAACGAGTCAAAGGAGGAGGCGCAATGAGCCGCGAACCTTATTGCCCGAGGTGCGGCGTCGTTGAGAATATCCATTCGGGCGTTTATTGCTCGCGCCTGTCTACGTCGGAAAAGCTCAACGCCACACTGCGCGAAACCATTCACGCCCTCCGCGCTGAGCTTGATGAAGCCCGCGCTGTGATCCGCAACACCGCCGAGACGGTGCAGGCGTTCCGCCTGTTCATCCCGCCAAACCAAGGAGCGCCCCCTTGCCCGAAAACCGCCAGAAACTAACCGTCCGCAGTGTCGAAGCCGCTGCGGTCGGGTTCACTTGGGATTCGGTGCTGCCCGGCTTCGGCCTGCGCGTCTTGGAGTCGGGGCGCCGGTCGTTTGTCGTCCGTTACCGAACCCACACGGGGACGGGGCGGCTGCTGACCCTCGGGACCGCCGAGGAGCTGCACCCCGAGGAGGCGCGCGAGATGGCCCGGGAGGCGTTCAAAGCCGTGCGGGCCGGGGGCGACCCGAAAGCCGATCGGACGCGGCGCCGCCAAGCGGCTCGGCTGGAGGAGCTGCGGGACCGCTTTATGATCGAGCACGCCGCCCAGAAGCGCCGGGGCACGGCCCGAAACTATGAGATCGCGTGGCGGCTGCACGTGCTGCCCGCGCTCGGAAACCCCGCCGTGGCAGACATCGCCCAGGCTGACCTCCTGCGCCTCCACCGCAAGCTCGCGCCGCGCCCCACAAACTGCAACCGCGTGTTTGAGATGCTCCGGGTGGCGTTCCGCCTCGCCGAGAAGTGGGGGATGCGCCCCCGGCACTCGAACCCGTGCGAGGACATCGAGGACTTCCCCGAGGCCCCCCGGGAGGCGCTGCTGGAGCCCGACGAGGTTGCCAGCCTTTGGGCGGAGCTGGACTCGCCCCGTTGGATGCCGTCCTTCGCCACACTCGTCCGGCTGCTCCTCCTGACCGGCTGCCGCTGCGGGGAGTGGAGGCGCGCGCTCTGGTCGTGGGTGGACCTGCCAAACGCCCGGCTGCGGATCCCGCACGAGGAAAGCAAAACGGGGGCGCGAGACGTGCCGCTTCCGCCCGAGGTCGTCGAGCTGCTGGCCGCGCTGCCGCGCACGTCGCTCTTCGTCCTGCCGGGGCGCGATGGCGGCCCCGTCGAAGGGCACCAACGGATGTGGCGCAACCTCAAAGCCGCCGCGCGGATCCGGCCCGAAGTGCGCCTCCATGACATCCGCCACACGGTCGGCTCGCTCGCTCACCGCGCCGGGGCGAGCCAGCGGGAGGTTGCGGACCTCCTAGGGCATCGCCAGATGGCGACCGCCGCCCGATACATTCACGGGCCGCAAAGCGAGAAGCACCGAAACGCCGCGCGGGCGTCAGGTGCAATCCTCTCCATCGTCCGCAGCGATGAAGACCGCCGCCCAGAACCATCCAAAGCAAACGCCTAAGTAGAAGCCGAAAATCCCCCAAAACATTCCGCTATTCGGTTGGAGTGCTCTTTGCCCGGGGTTGGAATTCGCCCCCGAGCCGCTTGGCTTTCTGCGCGAGGAAAGCGCCGTCGGTGCCCTCGCCCTGAATCACCGTCCGCCAGCCGTCTCGTGATATTCGATGCCGGACGATCTTGGCAACCCACTCCCCATCCACGCCGTCCCGGAAGCCGTAGAGGGTGATGTTCATGCCCGCCGCCACGTCCGGGTTCCCCGGCATTTCGACCTCAAAGGCGCGCCCACGGCGCTCGATCCGGCGGGCGCACGATTCCGCTTCCTGCTGGGCGTTGGTCCCGTCTGCGGCGTGGTAGAGAAGAGCCATGTCGCCCTCTTCCCCGGTCGCTTCTGTCATCGTGCCGGCCATTATTCCACCCCCTCCGTCGCTTCTTTCCACGTGGCCGACTTCTTCAGTTCGGCGCTGACCGAAAGCGTCTGCGCGGCGTTGTAGTCGTGGTGCTGCACCTTCACCTTCTTCACGTCGTTGAGCTTTGTCCCGTGCTGCACGCGCCAGCGCGTCACCACGTCCGGCGTAATGGTGATCGAGGCGTTCTCCCCGCTTGTCGTCGTCCCTCCAGCCTCGGCGAGCACCACGATGCGCCCGTCCTGCGGCTTGAGGATGCCGCCCGCCTGCCGGACAACGCGGAGGATGAATGAGGTGTCGCTCTCGTTCGTCTGGTCGAGGTGCGGGATCTGAAGGCTTCCAATCTCGTCCGCCACGGATGCCTGGAGCCCGTTCCGCTTCGCCACGGCGTTCACGATTTCAGCGACCGTCGTGTTGTCGTAGGAGGCCGAGCGCCGGGTGACGAGCGACTTCGTGCCCTTGAACGTGTCGGCAGTGAAGGCGGTGGAGCTGCACCGGACGGAAAGCGTGTCGGGCGGCCCCTCAATTTCGATTTCGTCCACGACGAAGGCGTTCGCCACCCGGACGAGGGCGTTGCCGTAGCCGATCCAAACTTCGATCCGGTCGCCCCGCTGCGGGATGGGTAGGAGCTTCTCGCCGTCGCGCGCGCAATCGAGCGTCAGGCTGAGCGAGTCGCTCTGCTCGTCGGTGGAGTCCACCACTTCGAGCGAAAGCAGCCGGGGCGCGTAGTCCGTCGTGAGGTCGCTCCCGTTGGAAAGGATGCGGAATTGCGGCGTCATGCGTAGAGGATAGGCGTGCTGGCCGTCACGTCTTTGAGCGGCTTCTCGGGCAGTTCGAGGAGGAGCCCGGGGGGCAGCGTCGGCCCGTAGTCCGCGAGCCCAGGGTTGAGCGCCAGCGTCTTTTCGAGCACCTGCTTCTCGGTCGTGTCAAACACGCGCCAAAGGATTTCGTCGAGCATTTCGTCCTGTTTGGTCCGGTATTGCATGGCCTAAACGATTGACGCCGCGATGTTGGAAATCTTGGTGAGGGCCTGCTGGAACGGCCCGGCCCCGTCGTCGTATTTTTTGAGCGCAAGGTTGAACTCGGTCCGCCTCGGCTGCCCGTTAGGGGCGAAGAAAGTCCCCGTGTCGCTGATTTCGATGATGACCCAGCGCCCCAGCACAAGCCCCGTCCCGGCGATGAGGAGGAGCGGCTTGCCCTGCTCCGCCATGAGCCGGATCCGAGCGACGTTCGCCCTGGTGCCGGTGAATGGTGGGATGAGGGTTCCCCGGAGCTGAATGACGGGCGAGTTCGGCCCGGTGAATTGGAGACGGGGGAGCTGGCCCACGCGGCGCTGCTCGGCCCAGTCGTAGGAGTGCGCGCGGGTGAGTTCGTCGTAGGCGGCGGTTGAAACGCTGAACGGGAAAAACCCGAGAATCATTTGGACGCTCATGGGGTGCTAGGCACGAGGACGTTGTTCTGGTCGTAAAGCGGTTTACGTTGCAGGTTTTCGCGGAGTTTGCGGGCAATTTCGTCCCCGTTGGCTCCCGGCGCGTTGATCGTGACGCTCACGTTGTTGTTCATCGTCCCCGCCCCCGGCGCGAGCCGCTTCATTTGCTCCTGCGAGATGAGTCCGAGGCCCGGCGCGCCGGTCATCCCCATGTAAGCGCCTGAGGCGCCGGTGGGGGCGCTCGGGAGGTATTTGCTCACGTCGGGGATGAGCTTTTCCAGTCTGTCCGCAAACGAAAGGAACGGGTCGACGACCCAAGTTTTGATGAAGCCGCCAATCGCCTTGAATTTCGCCTCGATCCAGTCGAAGGCCGGGCCCCACGCCTCTTTCAAGATGCCCGCCGCCTCGCGGATGATGTCCGCCGTCGCCTTGCCCCACTCGGAAACCTTGGCCTGCACCTTGTCCCAGTTGTTGTACAAAGCCACGACTGCAATGGCGACCGCCTCAACGGCGAGGCCCCACGGCCCAAACGCGGCGAAGACGGGGGTGAAGTTGGCAATGGTGAGAGCCGTAGCCAGCCCGCCCCAGCCGCCCATGAGGTCCCTGACTGCGGTGACAACCTTCCAAACGCCACCGGCGAACTCGCCGAATTTCTGAGCCATTCCGGGAAGCTCCACGAGGAAGTTTTTGACCGCCGGGAGAAGCTCTTTTTCGAGCGTCTGCCCGAACTCCGTCGCCCACTTCCGAATGTCGTCGTTGTGCTCGGTGAGGAATTTGGTGATGGCTTCGCCGACGCGGGTGATCGCCGGGGCGAGCCCGAGCGCGATGGTGTTGCGCGTGCCTTTGAGGGTGATGTCCAGCGTGTCCATGCTGGCGGCCATCGCGCCGACCTTTTGCACCCCCTCTTTGTCGAGGATGTACCCGATTTTTTTTGAGCGTTCTAGGAATCCGTCTAACTCCGCCCGGCTCATGTGGAACACGGTGGCAAGGTTGGTCGCCCCTTTGCCAAAGAGCGCCTGAACCATCGCCGCTTGGTTCATTTTCCCCGAGTAGTTTCTGAATTTGTCCGCGATGATGGCGATTTGCTGCCCGAGCGGAAGCCCCTTCAGCTTCTCTTGGGAAAGGCCGAGTTCGTTGAGAACCTTGATCGTCTTCTCGCTGCCCTCCTCGATGGATGCCGAGAATTTGGCAAACGACTTGTTGAGCTTCTCGTCGCCGATCCCGACGGTGGCGGCCATCACCTGCCATTGTTTGAGGCTGCCCGTGGTGATGTTGAGCGCCTCGGCGGTGTCGCCCAGGCTGTCTTCCGAGTCGATGAAGCCCTTGGTCAGCTTGTAAACCGCGTATCCCGCAGCGGTCGCTGCCGCCGTAAAGAGGAGCATCCGGTTGCGTGCGCCGCTGAATGCTTCCGCAGCCCGCCCGAAACGTTGCCCGACGTGCTGCGCGGCGTCACCAACCCGACGGAACACGCGCCCCACGGAGTCGATGCGGTCGCTCCGCTGCTGGAGCCGCTGCATTTCCGTTTCGAGCTTGCCGAGCTGCTCGGTCGCCTTGCGCTCTTCCTCGGTGAGCTTTTTGACGTTGATCCCGGCGGCCTTGGCGTGGGCCGTGATTTCGTTCAGCGCCCGCCGCTCGGCAAGAGCCTGCTTCATCGCGGCGGCTTCGAGTTTCTGCGACGCTCGAACGTCCGCTTTGTCGCCAAATTTGCGGGAGAGCACAACGGACTCCTGCGCCTCGGTGAGAGCCTGCGAGGCGGCGGAGAACCGCGAGCGCGCCCCCACCACGCCGGAGATGAGATCCCGCTGGCCACGGGCTGCCGCCACGGATTTGCCGAGCGCCTCGATGTCCCGCTTTACGCCGCCGAAGACGCCCTTGAACGACTGTTCAAGTTTGGCGCCGATCGAGATGGTGGCGGAGAAATTGCGGTTGGCCATAAATCACTGAGGCTTGGGCACTAACACCACCCATTCCCGAAGCTCGGAAAGAGAAAGCCGCTCCAATTCTGAGAGCGGCCATCCGGTGAAGTTTGCGAGGAAGAGGATGGCCCGGCGGCACTCTTCCTCGGACATTAGAAAAAACTGTCGAGCGTCTCGGATGCCTTCACGAAGTCAGCCGCTCGGAGTTCGAGGAGGTCGTCGGGCGACCAACCTGTAAGCGAGGCTAACAAGTTGAGCTGCTGCGTGTCCTTGTCCGCCGCCGCTTTCCGCGCCGAGAACACGTCTCGGGCGGAGGGGTTGCGAACGCGGAGCGTGCTGACGACCGCCCCGTTGATGGTGACGGGGTGGTCGAGCTGGACGTCGAGGTAATCGGGAGCCATTGGCTGTCTTGGTTGGTTGGTTGGTTGGTTAGTTCAAGCCGAGCGCGGTGCGCACCGAGGTGAGGCGGTCCACGCCGTTCACGACGCGCTTCATGTTCACGACGTCGATGTTGTGCACCTCCTGCCCGTTTTGCGTGTAGCGGTAGGCCCGGACGCTGACCTTGAGCGTCACGCCCGCTTTTGCGCCGGGCGTTACGTCGTCGTGCTGAATGTCGTCGAGCGTGCCCTCCATCATCACCTCCACGGGTTCGACGGTGCCGTTCAACGATTCGAGCGCGCCCCGGAAGACGAACATTTTAGGCAAGCCCGGCCCGACGCCCCAGAGGCCCGCCACGTCGCGGTTCCAGTTGGACATCTTGATCGTCGACTCCATCTTTTCCATGCCCATGTCGAGCGCCACGGGCGCGTCCATCCCCCCGGCCCGGTAGTCTTCGAGCTTGAGGGTGAGGGCGGGGAGCTGCACGGAATCGACGTTCCCAGCGTACACGCGCCCGTCGATGAACATCGCAAAGTTTTTGAGGATTTGAGCGGCTGCGGGCATACGTCAGGGAAGGTTAGGAGACAACGAGGTCGGACAGATAGTTGTTGGTGAGGAGCGACTGGAACGTGATGTTCTCCGCCGGGTAAGGAGGCGTGAACTCGAAATTGAAGTAGACCTTGCCCTGGCTGATATTCGCCGGGGTGTTGAGCGTGGGATCCGCCCAGCAACGCCCGCCGAGGATCGCCCCGAGCGCCTCCAACGTGCGGAGGTAGCCGTTGACGCTCTCCACCACGTCGCGGAGGTAGGTCTTCGAGATTGCCCGGTCCACGGCCCAAAGGTGAGCGCGGAGGATCGAGTCGTTAATCATATCCGCCGTCCGCCGCACGCAAAGGAAGGCGAACTTAGGATCGCTGGAGAGCGAGCGGTTGCCCCAAACTCGGTAACCGTTCTGGCGGACGATCGTGCAAACGTTCTGTGAGTTGAGGATGTTGGCCCGGCTGTTCACGTCGCCCAGCACGAAGTCGATCGCGCGCTTGGTGCCGGTGATGCCGAGGATTTCCTTGTTTGAAGGCGACCACCAAAAGCCGAGGTCGTTGTCCGTCTTGGCCACCACGCCAGCCACGTAGGCGGAAGCGTAATCGTAGCCGACGGAGCCGTCCGTGTTGAGGATCTGGACGCCGGGGTCCACGAGGAAGATTCGGGACGAACCGAAGTTGCCAGCGTAAGCCTGGGCGGCTGCGTCCGTGGTGTTGGGACCGTCCGCCACGATGACGGCGCGGAGCCGGTCGGCGATGGAAACCATCGCGGTGAGGCCCGCCGCCTGATGCGTGAAGCCCGGGGCGCAAAGGATGCGAGGCACAACGCCGAGCTGGGATTCCGCGCCAAGGAGCGCCTGCATCCCGAGGTATTGGCCGGAGCCGGAAACGGAGCCGATGACGTTGGTGAGCGTGCCCGCGCTGGTGTCGGAGCCGCTCGCCTGAGCAACGCGCACCACAACGACGACGGCGCCAGCCTGGGCGAAAATGGCGTTGAGCGCGGCAGGCAAGGTGCCGCCGGTTCCGAGGCGAGCCGCAAGGGCGCGGTCAGCGGCGACAAGAACGGGGGTGTCGAGCGGGAACGCCGCGTCTTTGCCGTCACTGAGGAAGGTCGAAGCCTGCGTGAGCACCACGCCAGCGCCGGACGATCCCGCGACCGCCGTCGGGGTGACAAGGGCCGTCACCGCCGAGTTGGAGTTGAGGTTGGTCAGGAGCGCGGTGGCGGTTGTGGTCGCTGCGCCGGTCCCGTCCGTGGCGAGGGAGATGGAAATGAGGTTGGTCGCGCCGGTCGTCACCGTCACGGCCAGCGAGGCCGAGTTGGTGCCGGGGTTGAAAATGCGGACGGCGGTGTTGTTGCCGATGATCCCGGCAGTTGCCGCCGTGAATTTGATGCCGTTGTTGGTCGCTGCGGCCCCGACCGTAAGCGAGGCGGACGTTGCGGCTTCGGAGTTCGGGGCAGTCCCCACGAGCCCGATGATGGCGCTGTTGACGGTGCGTATCGGGCGCGGCCCGGAAGTAATTTCCGAAACCTGTACGCCGTGGAGAAATTGGTCAGGCATGGTGCAAAATTAGGAGTGGGAAGGGTGTGCGTCTTGTGCGTTTTCTTCTTTGGGCACGGGGCGACGGGCGAGCATTTGCCAAAGCTTTATCCGATCCGTCTCGCACGCCTGCGAGCGCGCATCGAGGTTCCGAATGTGCTCGTCCATCGCGTCCAGCCGAGCGTCGCGCTCTTTCTGGAAAAGCTCGTTCGCGGCGCGAAGAGCCGCCGCCGCCTCGCTCGCCTGCGTGGACATCGTTTTCTGAAGCCAGACAATCGCCACCACGAGGACCGCCACAAGCGGCCCCTGCGCAGTGATCGTGTGGAGGATGTCCGGCGAGGAGGAAGCAGCGGGGTCGATCATTTCTTTTCAGGCAGCAAGACGGCGGCGGCGGCGGCGATTCCAGAGCCGGCAAGGGTAATGGCTCTGTATGTGTCGGTTGGGATTTGAATACCGAGCATTCCGAGGAACGCGGAGATTCCTGCCCAGGAGGACGGTTCGGCGAGACGTGCGATCAGTGCTTTCATTTGTTTCGGTGGTTGGTGGTTAGAATTTAATCACTGCGAGAAGAGCAACGTTGCGAGGACGAGTTTCCGTTCCGCCGGTCGCCCCTGTGTTTGCGGTAGCGTCACCAACCCAGCAAGCAAGGTTGCTGCCGGATTGGACGGCGGTGTATGCGCGAGTCAAATAGGTGTGAGTGTGGCTCTTTAGCTCGTCCGCTTGGCTTGATCCGAGCGCGCGTCCCGTGTCTACCCCGCGCCCGTCGTCAAGGCCGCGAATAAATTCGGATCGCAAATCCGGCAGGTTGAAGGTCGTCGAGCCGTCACCGGATCCGAATGTCGTTCCGATTGCTGCAAACAAAACCGCATAAGTCGTTCGACTGACCGCCGCGCCGTTTGCTTTCAAATACCCAGAAGGGGCGGACGCCATTGCTACGTAAATCACGGTGCCCGCCGGAACTGCGGATGTGACCGCCGTATCCACGTATTGCTTCGGGGCTGCGTGCATCGTTGCTGTGGGCATCCCCGAGAGGGTCAGCAAGCCCGTCATCGTGTCCCCGGCCCTGTTCACCGGGGTGAACCCAAGAGCCGCTTGGCAGGTGGCAATGAGGCCGTCCACGTAGGACTTGGTGGCGGCGTGCAGGTTGAGCGTCGGCGCGCCGGAGAGCACCAACGGCCCCGTCATCGTGTCCCCGGCCTTCGCCACGTAGAGCGTGATTGCCGAGTTGATGAGCGCGATGTCCACGTTGCTCAGGAGGTACGCCTTAATGCACGGGAGCATCGCCACGTTGGTTGGGCGAGTTTCCGCGCCGCCGAGCGGTTCGACGTTGCCCGGCCCCTGCGTTGCGCCACCGGCTTCCCAGTCCGCAAGCGTTGCCGTGGTTGGGCTTGCCCCGTTGACGATGTTTGCAATCGTGGCAAAGCGGTGCGCGTGGCTCTTGAAATCGTCGCTCTGAGCGGAGGCGAACGCGCGGCCCGTGAACGTCAGCGAGTTGCCCGTGATGGTGGCCGTAGCCGCAGCGGAGAGCACGATGGTCGTGCTGTTGGTGATGCTGGCAATGGTCGTCCCGTTTGGGATGTTCGTGCCCGAAACCGGCTGCCCCACGTACATCGTCGCCGTGCTCGAAAGCCCGGAGATGGTCGTGCTGAGGTTGGTCTGGTTGCCGGTGAAGACCGAGATGTCTTTGCCGCGCCCGTTGTCCCAGCCGCGCACAAACTGCCCGCGAAGATCGGGCAGGTTGAACGTCGTTGATCCGTCCCCGGAGCCGTAAACGGTCCCGATCTTGGAGAAGAGGGCCGAATAGGTGGTCCGAGAAACCGCCGAGCCATCGCACACAAGTGAACCCGCCGGGGCGGTGTTCATCGCCGTCCAAAACACGGATCCGATCGGCACGGAATCGACGCCCGATCGACTGTCCACGTAGTTTTTGCTGGCGGCGTGGTTCGCAAGCGTCGGATCACCCAAAAGCGTCAACGGCCCAGTCATCGCCAAGCTTCCGTCTCGCTTCACGTAGGCCTGGCTCAGCACCCACGATTGGGAAGCCATAACCACCGCCGGGTCGATGAGGAGCGTGACCGCCGCCGTGTTCGACACTTGGAAGATGAACCGGATGACAAGGTCCGCAGCCGTGCCGGATGCCACCACGGGCTTGATGGTGTCCGCGTAGTTGGCAACCGCGAAGAGGTTCCCGGAGGCGTCTTTGAGGCCCGCCTCGCGGATCGTCCAGCCGCCGACGTTGCTCGGGATGGTTGCTTCCGCCACAACGTAGTTGGGGTTGGAAGGGTCCACCGTTACCGAGTTGATTGCAACGGAATAGACTTGGTTCACCAACGCGGTCTGGGACGCGCTTGGGGTCGTCGCTGAGCCGCCGCCGTCCCCCACGACGAGGGTGGCGATGTTGACTGCGGTTCCGTTTGAAATCGCGGTCGCAAGCGCGGCCTGCCCGTAGTTTGTGAGGAGAGTCTGGTAGGTTGCTGGCATAGGTCAGTCGGTGAGGTAGTTGGTTCCGTATGGGGCTCGGTAGAGGTATTTCGTTCCCGGAATCACACCGAGCGGGCCGGACGGCGGCGTGAATGCGCTCGTGTAAACCGGGCTTCCCACCACGATGCGGAGGTTGGAAAAGAGGCAGTTCGGGCAGTTGCCGCCGGTCCCGAATCCAAAGGACGCTGAAGAGTTTCCGTTGAGCGAAGCCCCGCCGGAACTCCCGGTCCCGAGAAGCGCGCCTTGAACGAAAAACCGCGTGGTCGTGCCTTGCTTTGTCGCCGCGAAGTGCAGCCATGCGTTGAGCGTTGTTGCCCCCAGTCCGCTGTTCGAGACGGTTTGGCAAACCCACTGGCCGGACCCCAATGTCGCGTGGTTGCAATAAAGCGTCCAGTTCGCTCCGTCGGAGTAAATTTGAGTGTAACTTCCACCGAAGGAGGAAATCTTCACGAAGCCCTCAAGGCAGTAATCCAAGGTGCCCCACTGAGTTGCGGCCAACGGGACAGAAAGAGCCGAGGCCGGGCTCGCCGTCATCGCCACGGAGCCGTCCAAGCCCGTAAACGGCGTGTCCGCGTTGTTCGTCACGTTAGAGCGGGTCAAGATCCCGCTCTTGCGCTGCGCGAAAACTGCGACTCGTGGTCCGGCAATCATTAGAAATTCTGCCCTGCTATGTAGCCCTTGAAAGTCGCCCCGCTGTCCCGGGACTTGAAGGCGAACTCGTCTTCTTTGTTGGCAACCGAGGTGACTGTCGGAGCTGCATTGCCCTGCCACGAAAGCGTCTTGCCCGTAAACGTCCAAGCAACCGTGCGCCCGCCGGTGGCGTCTTGCTTCAGTGAAACCGAAAAGGAAAACGCGCCGGTCGGGGCGTTGGTGAGCGTCCACGAGGTGACGTTTCCCGTGAGGTTCACAAGGAACTCCTGCCCTTGAGAAAGGTCCAGGGTGACCACGCCCGCAACCGGAGAAACCGTGGTGATCGTGTCCGTGGCGGCCTTCAGATTGGCAGTCCCCGAGAGCGTCACCCCCGCGAGAGTCGGGTTGCTTGCGAACACCAAAGCGCCGCCGGTGCCGGTTTCGTTTGTCACCGCCGCCGCTAAGTTGGCGCTGCTGGGCGTCGCCAGAAAGGCCGCGACGTTGGCCGCGAGCCCGGAGATGCCTGTTGAGACGGGGAGCCCGGTGCAGTTCGTGAGCGTCCCACTGGCAGGAGTGCCAAGCGCCCCCGCGCCCTGGAGCGCGGTGCCCGCCGTGGTGCCGTAATTGACCGAGAAGACATTGCCCGCGAGGGAGAGCCCGGTCCCTGCGGAGTAGGTTGCGCCCCCGTTTACCTGCACAAAGGTGAGCGCCGTGGTCCCGACCGTGATCGGGTCTTGCGTTTGGAGCGCCCATTGGGTCGTCGCTTGGGTCGTGCCCGCTTCAACAAAGAAGAAGCTGCCAGTGGTGAGGACGGTCCCGCTGTTTGCGTCCGTGGCCCGGGTGAGAACCCATGGAGTGCTGACGCTGCCCGCGTTGGTGACCGTGTAAATTCCGTTCTGCGCCGCCGTGGAGTTGTTTTTGACGAGCACCCGTTTCCCCACGGCGGGGCTCTGGCCGTCCATGGTCAGAACGCCGTTTGCCGACGCGGTGAGGATTTGGCCGGTGCCGTCCAGCGTCCCCGCAAGGTTGGCGGTCGAGGCGCAAAAAACGGATGCCTTGGGGTCGAGGCCCAAAAGGAAGGCGTCGCAATACGCCTTTGTCACGGCGTCCGTGGAGGCGGTCGGCGTCCCGAGGTTGGTGATGCGCTGCCCGCCCATGGAAACCGCCGCCGTCGGGGTCGCCATTTGGTCCAGCCGGTTCCCGCGCACGGCGGAGTTGAACACGGCCTGAAAGTTGCCGATCCCTGCCGAGACCAACTCGAAAATGAACGTGTCCGGCACCGGGTAGGAGCCGACGGATGGAAGCTGAGAGAGTTTCGAGTCTGTTGGCATACGTTATTCGAGCGACCGGAGAGCGCCGTTTTCGAGGAGCCTATAAGAGCCGTCTTCCAAGAGCCTCGCGGGCAGGACTTGCGGGTAAACCGAGGCGACCGCTTTGCTGTATACGGCCAACGCGAAGAAGAGGCCGGAGGATTGGATGATGCTGGTGACGATGTAGGGATAGATCGAGGCGAGGAGCCCGGAGACGGTCGCCGCGCCGAAGTAGATCGCGGAGGTGCTCTGCCGCATGGCCTGCACCCCGATGAGCCAGGAGCGCACGTTTTTGACTCGAAGGGCGATTTCAATCGCGCGCGAGTAAGTAAGCTGCGTCACGTCCACCGAGGAGGAGCGCCCGGGGTCGAGCCGGATGCGGAACTGGTACGGGAGCGCGCTCGGTTCGTCGATCTGGACTTCGTAATTCAACGGGCGCAAGGCCGCCTTCATCGCGCCGATGGTGCCCTTGTGCCGGTGCACCTCAACGGAGGCGGCGATGACGTCGCGCTTCTGCTGCTCGGTCCACGTCGAGTCCCAGTCTTCCACCGACATTGCCCAAGCCAGCCAAGGCAGGAGTGCAGCGGGACACGTCTGCGGGTTCCATAGCGAGCGGATCGGAACAAGCACGTCCCCCACGCGCGCCGTCGCTTCAGACAGCGCCCGCTCCTGCGGCGTTGCGTTGGGAGGTAGGAGGTCCACTAGGAGGCAAGTTGATAGGTGACGGTGATGCCGGTGCAGTAGGATGCTTGCACGTTCGAGACGAGGAGGTCGCCGGTGATAGCCCCGCCGGTTGCGAGGAGTTCGACGTGCTCCACGCCGGAAACCTGGGCGGCTGCGTAGATCGCGGAGACGCGCACGTCCTGCCCAATCTTGTGCGCGGCTGCCACGTAGGTCTGAAGGTTGGCGAGCGCCTGCGCCTGAATCACCGCCGGGTCCGGCCCGGGGAAAACGAAGAGCTTCACCGCGAGCGCGTAGCTCACGATGACGGCGCTCTGGACGACGACTTGATCCGTGAGCGGGCGCACGTCGTCGGCGTTGAGTTCGGTCTGGACGGCGGAGATTTCGGCGCTGGTTGCCTGCCCGCTGCCCGTGCTGCTGAGGACCGTCACGCGCACCACCCCGGGGCTTGTTTCGGGCGGCCCAGCCACGGCCACGTCCACAATCGAGGCGACCTTCAAAGCGTGGAAAATGTAGGAGCCTTCCGGCCCTGCTGTAGAGAGCCCTTCGAGCGCCAGAGTGATCCGGTAGCGAAGGGACTCGTCCCCCTCATAAGTCGGATCCACGGGCGGGTAAGCCGTCGGGTCGCCCGGATCGAGCACCTTGCGCGTGACGCCAAAGAGCGCCCCGAGGTTTTCGAGGTCAGTCCCCAGCGCGTAAGTGAGCATGACGGCCTTTGCCGCGTCGTTGACGCGCTGCCGGATGAGCGTCTCCCGGTAGGCTGCCACTTCGAGGACTTTGTAAGCCGGATCCGATTCGACGAGGGCCGAAAAGGCGGGGTCGCGCGCCTGAAGGTCCGCGAGCATGGCGGCGAGGACCGTCTCATAGGAAAGCGTCTCCACCACCGTCGGGGCGGGAATTCCAGTGAGGTCAACGGGAGAAAACGATCCGCTCATACGACAATCCCGTCCACAATCACCTGCTCTCCGGTGCTGACGTCCAACGCCTCAAGGGTCAACGTGATGCTCCCCGGCTGCACCTGCGCCGTGCTGACCCTCTGCACGGAAATGCGGGGCTCCCAGCGGATGAGCGCCTCCACCGTAGCCGCGTAGATTTCCAGAATCGTGCGGGGGTTCAGCGGGGCGTCGATAAGCTGGAAGAGCCGCGAGCCGTAGTCTCTGCGCATGACGCGAGTGCCGATCGGGGTCGTGAGAATGTCCCGGATCGACTGGACTAGGTGGTCGAAGCCCTCAAGCGGCTTCCCGGTGGTGGCATCGAGCCCGCGCATCGGGAACGATTAAAGGCCCCGCCGCTTCTGGGGTCTTGTGCGTTTTCTTCTTCCCTACGCCGAGACGGTGACGATCGGCGGGAGGCTGATGAAGAGCCTGCACTGAGTGAGGGGGCGGCGCCGCCGTGCGACTTCATAGCCCTCCCGAGAGCCTTCGTCGTTGGTGTTGCCCTCGATCGTGTCCACCCAATCCGGCCCGATGTTTTCGACAACGCCGATGTGGGAGAAGGTGAAAATCACGATGTCGTTTGTCTTCGGCGCGTAGCCGCATTTGAGCCCGTTCTTCTGCGCCCATACGGGGAACTGGGAGACGCCCGCGATGCGGGGCACCTTGCCCTTCCATCCGTTGAGCTTGGCCCACTGCTGGACCCAATAGCTGACCGCCGCCGCGCACCACGGCCACCCGTCCCCGTCGAGGTCGGTGGCCCGAAGGAATTTCTCGATCTGCGGCCCTTTGTTTGAGCCCGGGGGCTGCTCCCGTGCTCCGAGGTCGCGCGCTGCAATCTTGGCGAGGGTGAACTGTGGGTTGCTCATGTTCCTTTTTGGTTAGACTGGGGTTCCGGTGTTGCTGCCGCCCGACTGGACGCCGCCGTGGCGATGCGTCTTGAGGGAGATTGAGCCGGCCACGTGGTCGCCCGTGGAGGTGATCGAGCCGGTTTGGTTGATGTTGCCGGTTTGGTTGATGTCGCCGGTGAACGTTGCCGAGGCGGAGCCGCCCGAGGTGCTCGCGGCGGAGATGCTGTTGGCGGCGAGGACGAGGTTCGGCGTGTTGAGGGTGATCTGGCCGTCCGCGATGGTGATCGAGGAGGAGCCGCACGCCAGGCTGATTTGACCGCCTGCGGGCACGCTCACCGAGTACGCCTTCGAGGTTGCGTCCTGCGTGATCGTTGTCCCGTCCGCGAAGACGGTCTTGGTGATGTTGCCCGACGATGCTGGGGCGGGGTTGGAATTCCAGTTGATCGAGCCGGCCAGAATGAAGCCCGCCGCCGGATTGCCCGAGGGCGAGAGAACCACCACCTGTTCGCCAACGCTCGGAGGGTTCCACTCCTTCGTCGCTCCGGCCCGGCCCGCCATCCACGGGAGCCATGCGGTCTTGTTGCCGCCGTCCGGTCCGAACGTCACCCGGACGCGCACCTGGGCATGGTTCACCTCGGCCACGCGCCCCACGCGCACCATCGATGCAAGCCGCCGGGCGATGTCTGAAATCTCGGCGCTCATTTCACCTGCACGTATTCGGGCAGGAACGGTGCACCGATCCGCGTGTTGGGCTCGGCGTCGCCCGAGGCGAACACCTGCGTCGGAACGCTGCCGGTATCTGGCCACACGTCTGAGCCGAGGAGCGCGTCATGGGTGAACTCCACCCGAAGCACCTCGTATTCTTTGTTCCCCTCCTGCCGGAAGTTGTCCGGGCGCGCGTCAACGATGGATGCGGCGCGGACCGGCTGCCCCCATTGCTGGCGGCTGATAAAGGCCATAAGCGAGGTCGCCAGCGTGCGGATCGCAAGCTTCTGCCCGTCGTGGTAGGAGCCGACGCAATACGCCGCAAAGCGGAGCAAAACCGAAAGCTGCTCGGTTCCGGTATCTGACGGCGAATCCGCCTCGATGCTGTCTAGTTCGAGGAGGACCGCCGGAGTTTCGATCTTCTCCCCGGGGCGCGGGTAATAGGCGACCGTCGCCAGCGTTGGGAATTGAGCCTGAATCGCCGCGAGCATCGCGGCGTGAAGGCTTTCGATGTTGACGGAAGGGTTGTCGCTCATGCGCCAAGGATTGCGGCGGAGGTGCCTTCACCTTTGCCGGTGAGTTTGTCGAGTTCGGAGAAAAGGAGCTGCTGGAACATTCGAGCCGCCTCATCCGCGACCTTTGCCAGAACCGCCTCGGAAGTGCCCAGGATGCCGTAGGTGACTTTCTGAATGGGGAGCCGTGTTGCCCCTTTGCGGCGGAAGACGTGCTGGTTGAGCTTTTCGACAATGAACGCATCGCGGTATTCGCCAACGCGCGAGGAGACGCCGGAGGGGGTTTGCGTGGCCCCGGCCCATTTCAGCGCAACGTCATTCAACCCGAACCACACGCGCCCTTGAACCTGCCCTTGCCGGTTGCGGATCTTCGCCTTGTAGCGGGTCGCCTCGCGGAGCTGGCGCACCGAGAGCTTGGTGACGTTTGCCAGCCGTTTGGCCCCTTCCCGCTCGGCCCAGCGCATCGCCTTCGTGGTAGCCGTGCGGACGGCCTTGGTGACTTGCTCCGGTAGGAGCCCAAGGAGGTTTTCGGCGCGGGAGAAATCCCCGTGCCCCATGACCTCAAAAAGCCCATTGGAAGCATCGAAGGAGAGCGCCATGGCTTCAATCTTCGTGCGCGAGCGTGATCGTGGCGAGCCCAGTCCCCTCGGGCTGAATCTGCACCACGGAAAAGCTCGCATCGCCCACGGTAACGGCGGTTCCGCGCGGGATGTCTTTCACGTCCGACCATTTGGCGGTGAGCCTGGGCGTGGTCGTGTCCATGATCGTTTCGCCGAGGTTGATGTCCTGAAAGGCGTTGTCGAAGTAGGCCGTCACGTGCTTCACGGGGGACGTTGCGAAAACCATTTCCGCAGCATCGAGGCCCGCAAAGAACACGTTCAGATTCTCAATCATTCTGTGACTTCGGTGTCTAACAACCTTGAGGCCAGTTCACAAACGTCGGAATTTGACCACTCCACTTCGCCCCTCTCTTTGGCCAAAGAGTACAAATCCAATTCGTTCAACGTGAAGCTGATCTGATTTTCGATCCCCGTGACGTTTAAGGTTGCAACGCAATCAACAACCCCGGTTCCAATTCTGATTGAAATTGTTTTGATCTTCATTGGATTAAACGGTTCGGGAAAGTTTCACTTTCACTTGTCCTGCTGCAACGGCGGTTGTGTCACTGTCCGCAACCCCGCCAGTGATTGCAATTCCCAGCCCAAGCGCAAATCGGTAGGCGTTAAATCCGGGCGTTAGCTCAACCCATCCTGGAACACCCCCAACCGCTGCGGGAATAGGAATGACCATTTCAGGAATGTCTGTTCCAACCGTCGGCGCCGTGGCTTTGTTGTACAGCTTAACATAAGCAACTGCCGCCCCCGTGTTGGTTGCATAGAAGGCTTGCAGCCCACTCGTCCCGGTAACAATTAGGTTCCCGTTTGTGCTGGCCGTGCTGTTTAGGAAATACGGGGTCGCCGGCGCTGTGGGCGTGCCTGCGGCCGTTACGGCGGAAACGGTCGTGATGGTTCCGCTCGATACCGTTACCGCCGGAGTGTTCTGGACTGCAACGGGAGCGGCGTTTGCGATGTCGCCAGTTGGGCGAGGAAGGATTTCCACGCGCTCGCGATCGAAGTCAAAGATGCGGGCATACGAAATACGGAAATCGGTTCGTTTTATGACGCCGCCGCCGCAGTTGATAATCGAGAAGTCAGCAACCGTTGGAGAGTTGCCGGGAATGTTCACCAGTGTGAGCGACGTCGTGGAAATGTTGGCAACCTTCCAAGCGCCGTCAATTCCGATGCTTGCGCCTGTTGCTGTGTCCCGAACTCCAAGCAGGTTCACGTAGTCCCCGACAAAGAAGCCGGACCAGTTTGCAGAACCAACCAAAACAATTTGGCTTTGTCCGTCCACCAAAGTCGTTTTGACGGCGGACTGAATGGATTGCGAGATGGCTCCGGGCAGCGGGCAAGCAGCGTTTACCTTGCAGACAAACCCGCCGTAACTTGTGTTTGTTGCGGCGGTCCCCCAAACAACCGTGAAGGTTGTCGGAGTCAGGACAGTAACAGCGGCTGGCGTGGTAAGGGCCGGATAAAAACCTGTCCCCGTATCGCGAACGCCGTACCCGATAACAAGATCGCCGGTGACAAGTCCGTGCGGAACGTCCGTTGTGACCGTGGCCGTCGTTGCCCCGGCTTTGCTAACGGTAACAATTTGCGCCGAAGGCTTGGTGGTAGAAGGCTCTGTTCTGACCTTTAGGCGAAGGAAATAGTCCTTCGAAGGATTAGGGACGACTTGAGTCCGCAGCAACCTGTTTGTGCTTGCCGCAACCGAGTCAATAAGCGCGTCGGACCACTGAAGCCTGTCGGCCATCATGGTTAAACGATACTCGTTTGTCGGCGTCCAAGAGTAAGTGAATGGCGAAGATACAAGCGCCACCGAAGCCGTTGTTCCGACCGTTGTGGCTTGCCGCGCGTTGATTGCGTTGCCGCTTCCAGAACCGAAGGCGATTGCATCGCCTGCGGATGCTCTTCCATAGATAAACCCAAGCGTCGCGGTCGAGCTTTCGAAGTGCAGAGAAGAGCCATTCCGGCTGTTACTCAAAGCCGGGCGGAAATACACAAACCCTTTTGCTCCTACAGGGTTCGTGATCGTCTGAGACGGGATGGTCGAGTTGGGCCCGCCTGTGCAAGTGAATTGAGTTGGCGAGTTGACCGTTGCAATGACGAGCGATGGGTAGTTGGCGACCGCGTTGCTGCAATCACGGATGCCGATTCGTTTTCCGACCGCAAGGTTGTGCGGCAAAACCGTGTCGACCGTTAAAGTGGTCGTGGCTTGCGTGATGCTGGCGATTTCAATATCCGCAACGGATGGCGTGATGAAATCCCTGTCAATAAATTCGATTGACGCGTCTTGACCCCAAGCGTTTTGCGAAAGATGAGCGCCAATCGCCAACTCAATCGGCATCTGAAAAGACTGAACCGTGTCTACAAAGCTTTCGGTGCCAGAACTTAGCGGGTCGACCGAAATGACAAGGTAGGACGCTCCAAGGGCGTTCCCGTCTACTGTGATGATGTCCCCGGACGCCTTGCTCTGGTTCCAGGACGAAGACGGCCACGTCTCAAAGGTCTCTCGAAATTTCGAAGAGATGTTCGAGCTGGTTTTGAAGGAATCCGAGTTGATTTGGCGCATTGGAAATCACTGTTTGAAAGCTGCAACTTGAAGCGTTGCCGGACCGTTGACGCCGACAACTTTCAGCGCGAGGGCTTCGGAGTAACCAATTTCCCAAAGCGATCCTGCGTTCCAACGGATGCCGATTTCCGATGTTGGTTCGTCTCCGTTGACTGTTACTCGCACGTCTGAGCCTTCCACGTAAATCTGCATGAAAGCCGTGTTTGGGTGCACCGAAAGCCCAAGCTCCAAAAGAGTTTGGGCGCTTGTTTCAACCGCAAGCTGCGTGTGCGGCTGAGAAGGGTTGGGGCGAAAATCATTCATTCGATTTGGCCGCGCGTTTGGGTTCGGCTTTAGCCGCTGGGGGCGCTTCGGATTCCCCCGCCACCTCGACGGCGGAGCCCTGATGGATGATCGAGCGCGCGGTGAAATCTTCCATTTCGACCGTTTCCCCGACTTTCACGGGAGCGCCTTGGTGCAAAAACTGTTGAGTGCAGCGAATCTTCATAAGAGGCGGCTTGGTTAAAAGTTGGGGCGGGAGGAGCAACCAAGAAACCCCCCCCCGCCCCGCCTAGCTAGGGATCGTTACGCTCCGTATGCGAACGAAGCGGCGCGGCGAACCGCGTAGTCGATGTCCTGGAACTGGACGACGCGGATGCGGCCCTGCGTGCTGAACGTGTAGGGGTCCACGGTGATCTGGAGCCCGCCCCACATCCCGATGACGAGGTCGCGGAAGTTTCCAAAGAACACGTCCCCGGAAACGATCTGGTTTGTGACCTCGACGGGGTAGCCGTTCACGGTGTTGCCCGGCTCCCAGATGGTGTTCGAGTCGGTCGCTGTGCTGAGGCGGCGGGTCGTCTTCGCGTACCCACGGAAGTCGGGGCGAGCGAACATAACCATCCCGTCCACGTCGGCATTCGCCAACGCAACAAGGGTTTCCATTTGCACGAGTTCGGCGAACGTCGGCTTGTTGGTGGTCGCAAAGGTGACGCTGCCAATGCCGGACACGTTCTTGAGCCCGGTCGGCTGGTTGCTCAACCCCGTGCCGTAGAAGCCCACGCGGTCGATTTCCAACCCGAGCTGAGCCATGAGGTCTTCGCGCACCACGCCTTCCACGCCGATCGCGGTTTGCATGAGCATCCGGCGAGTGATTTCCGCGTAGTTGGTGACGGTCTTGGGCCGCAGCGACACGAGCCCGAAGTTTACCGCCTGCCGGGAGCCTGCGGTGTCTTCACCCACCCAGGTGGCGGTGGAGGCGTCGGTTTTCTTCGGGATGTCGATGTTGCCGACGAGCCCGGCGAGTTCGGTCGTGTGCTTCAGGAGCTTGGCCTTGTTCCGCAGCACGTCGATGAACGAGCCGCTTTGCAGGGTCGTGGGCACGGCATTAGGGCCGGTCGTGATGCCGCCGCTGATCGCGGAGGCGGAGATGATTTCGCCCGCACGGGTTCCGCTGAGCATCACCTCGACGGGAAGCACGGTTCCGTTGTCGCGGACCGATCCGTGGTAACGGTCGGCGGCGGCGCGGCACGCTTCGAGTTCAAAGGATGCCTGTTCGGCGAACCGCTTCCGATCCTCGGGGTTTTCGGCGGCCAGAGCGCGGAGGAGCTTCACGAGGGAGAACCCGCGCGCTTCCTTGTCGCTCATGCCGATCTTGGAGGATTCGACGATGCGGGCGTTGCTCTTGGAAACGGCTTCGAGGAGCATCACGCGGAACTGTTCCACGCTTACACCTTCGCGGAGAGCCTTCTCGGCGAGTTCACGCTGACCGAATTGGGTGCCAGCGTCCAGAATTGCGGCCACGCGAGCCTGTTCGCCCGCGATTGCCTGTTTTCCCGCCTCGGAGCGAACGTGCTCAAGGTCGGGAGCCTGCGCGCCCCCAGAGGAGGCGTTTTGATTGGATTCCATAGTTTTGGGATGAGTTTGGGGTTTGAGCGAGCGACCGACGCCGACGGAGGTGTCCGCCGGGACCGTCACGATGGAAACCTCGTAAGGCTCCCACTTGCGGACCTCGTAGCGGTCAACGTCGTCGCGGCTTTCGTCGAGTTTGACTTCCTTGATGCGGTAGCCCACGGAGACGTTGCGCAGGATTCCGTCCTGCACGTCGCGGAATGCTTCGGTGGCGCGCTCGGAATTTCCAAACCGGACAACCGCCCGGCCTTTCCGATCTGCCCCGATGCTCGCGGATTCGACGACTCCGAGCACCTCGTCAAGGTCGTGGTTGAAGAGGAGCGGCGCTCCGCTGTTGAGGCGGTCGAGCTGCACGGCTCCGGCTTCGTGGCTCAGGACTTCGATCATGCCCGGCCAGCGTTCCAGTTCGATTTCCGAACTGAAGGAAAGCTCTATGGTTCGCTTTTCAGCGTTCGCGGTGGACGCCTCAAAAACGCCGCTCCGCCGCTGCGGTTCGGCGAGAAAAGATTCGAGGTCGGCTTCCATGGTGGCAAACTAAGGTTGCGGCTGCTCGGGGTCTTGTGCGTTTTCTTCACCGCCCTCCGGCCCGCCGATCGTGACAACCTGCGGCGCCTGCTGTTGGGGGCGCGCTACGCCCGGCCACGTCCCGGCGTGGCAAAGCTGCCCGATGAGGCCGTAAAGCGAGAGATCCCGCCATGAGTCGAGGACGCTTTCGTGGTTTGGCTGACGGCCCGAGAAGGCCAGAGTTTCGAGCCGCGCGAGTTTGTCCGAGGCCCGCACCACGACGCCGATTTCGCCAAAGCGCGCGATGTTCTGCGTCCCGTAGTCCTTGTTCTTGGAGTCGAGGAGTTGGATGTTGCCGATCGCTGTCACGAGGGCGGTGAGGCCCACGTGCGTTTCGATGCCCCACGCGCGCGCCACGGCCATCACGGCCTGAGATCGTTGCACGGCGAGATCGTGCTCGGGGTTCGGCTGTTCCTGCGGCTGCTGCTGTTCGTCACTCATTGCTTGGTTTTGGTTTTTGTTTCTGCTGCTGCTGTTGCGCCTGGGGCGAGCCTGGGAGCGGAACGTCTTCGATGCCGAGGCGCGCCTTCTCCTTTTTGTCCCGCGCGATTTCCTCGAAGACGTCTTCGGGGTCGCGCCCGGAATCCCGGATGATGGCGGAGGGCGAGGTGAGGTTGAGGCCGAGGGCGATTTGGTTCGCGCTCATCTCGGACGCCGGGTCAATCCAACTCCACCGGCGGCCCTGCCACGAGACGGCCTTGTATTTCTCAAGCCGCTCGAATTTCAGCGGCTTGCCCGCGACGGTGATGCTGTTGGAGAGGAGGCCCATCTGGAGCCAAGCCTCGTACACCGGCCAGCACCAAGACGAGATGAACCACTCCTGAAGCCCCTTCCAAACCTCGCGCTCGTCAAGCGCCCCCTGCCGGATCGAGCTGAAGTTGACCGAGGTGAGGTCGTTGGCGATGTTGTTGTACGAAACGCCCAAGCCGCTTGCGATGCTGCGAAGCATGGCTTTGACAAACGGGTCGAAATTGTCGCTCGGGAACTGCGGGTTGAACTGAACGAACTCCTTGCTCCCGATGTCTTCGAAAACGCCGGGCTCCGCGTCCATTTGGAAAGGCTCGTCCCCGGGTTCGCTGTCCATGTTGGGGTCGCGGAAGAACCCCATCTTGGCCGCCCCGATCCGCGCGTTGGTGACCGCCGCGTCTTCAAAGCCGGAGAGCATTCGCATCCTCCAGAGCGCCGTCCGCATCCACGGCAGCCCGCGCTTCTGCCCGATCTTCTCGGGGACGAAGAGGTGGATGACGTCTTCCGCCGGGATCCGCATGGCGCTTTTCCACGTCATTTGGACGTAGCCCACTTGGCGCTCGTCGTATTGCTGGAAGTAATACGCCACCGGGCGGCCTGCGGGGGTGAACTCGATGCCGTGCCGGATGGAGTTTCCATTCCCGAGGGGTTCGAAGTGCTGTGGATGCACAAGCATCGGGTCCATGAGCTGGACGCAAAAAGCTCCGTTCGGCGCTTCGGATCCCCGGACCTTCACCGCAAACACCTCGCCGTCGATGGCTACCGTCGAAACGATGAGCCGCTCGACTTCGGCGCGGGACATTGTGCCGGTGATTTCAAACGTCCCCTTGCGGCTGAAGGCGTCAAACGCCTCTTCGATCGCCTTGGAAGCGAGGATGTCCGTGGTCCCGTTCGGATCCTTGATCCCGGCCTGAAGCTCAAAGCCGCACGGCCCGACGACGTTTTCGCGGACCATCTGAATGAATTTGCGGGCGTGGTCGTTGTTCTCGTACTGCTCCCGCGAGCGGGCCACGAGGACGCGCCAGTTCTGGTAAATCAGAGCGTCCGGGGTCGTCGGCCACGTTTGCCAAGACTGCTCAAGGCGGCCCGTGGCGGCGGCCTGCTGAAGAAGCCCCGCCGCGTTCATCATGCGCCCGGCGCGCTTTCCGACAACGGTCGCCGAGCGTTCTTCGGTTCCCCCGCCGCCAAACAGTTTCGAGAGGAAGCCCATTTCTTAGAAGTGCATTTCGATACGGCGCCCGATCCGGGATTCACCCGCAGCACGCCGCTTTTCAGCCAGGAGCCGCCCGCGCCAGTATTTGAGGAGGCTGAGGAGTTCGACCGCCGAGTAACGTTCCAGTTCGCGGTTGTTGATCTTGTATCGCTTCACCCCGTCCGGGGCGTTGCCCGCAATCATCGACTCCAAAGAGTCCACGATGGTTTGGAGCTTCGAGACGGCGCTCGATCCGCTGGGGAGCGCGGAGAACGACGCGGAGAGCACTAGGTTGCCCCGGAGCGCGATGCGCTTGGTCCCGTCCGCAAACGTCACCCAGAGTTCGTAACCGTAGTTTCCGAGCGCCCATGCGGTCGTGTCGGCGTTGACAACCCACACCTGCGCCTGCGTCCCCGTTGCGGGGTCAACCTGAAGCTCGCTCGTCAGCGTCCCGTTGACGGTGTGCACCTCGGGCCCGCCGAACTTCGCCTGAACGGTCGAGTCGGGTCGCGCCGTGCAGGAGAGTGTGAAGGTTTCGCCTTTGGTTAAAGTCGCCATGAGTGGACAAAGCCGCTTCTCCTGCGAGCGCGGGCAGGTTTGGCTTTAGCGTGCCCCTCCTCAGGGGGCGCGTCTTGTGCGTTTTCTTCCTCCGCCTCCTGTTGAGGGGCTTCCGTGGGAGCCTTCACCGGTGTCGCCTTGGGCTTGGGGAGCCGCTCGGCCTGCTGCTTCAACCGGAAGGCGACGCGGTCGAGCTGGGGCGCCGCGAGCACGAACGCGGCGAATGCGTACACCCGGCAATCGAGCGCCTCGTTGCGACGCCCGTCCGCCTTGATCCACTCCCGCTTCGGGAACCCCCGGACGAATTTGGTGATGCACTTCTCTGCCGTGAGCTGCCGGAACCACTCGGGATCCCGCCCGGCGGGGAAATGGCAGTAACCTGGGCCCGGCTCGTTGATGCGAAGCCGCCGGTGGATGACGTGCTTTGCGTTGTCCGTCCCGACGATGAAGAGGTCCACCGGGGTCTTGCTCTTGGCCGTCCGGGTCCGCTGCCGCTGCCCGATGATCGGAAGGCCGTCCCCGCCCTTGCCCTTGATCGGGTAAACCCGGTCGCCCTTGTGCCGCTTGCAATAGGCGTACACCGCCGAGGTGTTCGAGCCGCCGGAGTCGATGAGCGCGTGGGAGACGGATACGTCCACCCCGCTTTCGTGCTTCCACCGGCGGCGGATGAAGTCGGTGAGCGCGTCCCACGGCGAGCCCTTGGTGCCCTCGGGAATGTCCGGGTCGCCAAAAACTACGTGGTGAGCGATGCTCCACGACTCCTCCCCGGAGCCCCAGCCGACCACCTCCACTTCCAACCGGTCCCGCTGCGTGTCGATCCCTGCGGTGAGGTAGAGCGCCCGGGCGGGCACCTCGGCGGGGTAGGTTTCGGCCCGCGCCTGAAGCTCGTGATCGTGCACCACCTCCCCGGCGTCTTCCCACGTCTCCCCGAGGGCCGTGTTCACGAACGTCTTCAGCCGCTCGGGGGAGGACTTGCTTTCAAGGAAGTCCCGCACGGTCTCGGCCAGCGTGCGCCAGGGTGAGTAAAGCTCGCTCAGGTGGAACCCGGCCTTGCCCCGGAAGGGAGCCGCTGCAATCCAGCGCCCCCGGCGGACCGCCGCGTTCTTCTGGCCGGTCGTGTAGAAGCCAGAACAATGCGGGCACTGGAAAACGGCCCGGGCCGGATCCCCTTTGGCCGGCGTCTTCTCGCCCCAGACGACGTTCCCCCATTGCAAGGTGTGGGGTTCCTCGCAGAGCGGGCACGGGACAAAAAATCGCCGCTGGTCCGTTTCGAGGTAAGCCGCCTCGATGCGGGAGAAGCCCTTGATCGTCGGGGTGGAGGTCAGGATGACCTTCCGATTCCAGAAGGTTGTCGTCCGCTTGATCGCCAAGGAAACCGGGTCGCCCTCGGCCCCGGCGCTTGCCGGATAGGAGTCCACCTCGTCCATGAGAAGCACTCGGATCGGGCGCGAGCGGAGCCCCGTGGGGGACTCGGCGCCGATGATGGTGACGTGCCCCCCTGGGAAGGTCTTGTGCAGGATCGTGTTCCCCGAGTCCCGGCTCTTCGAATCGCTGACCTTCGAAGCCAGCGCTGGGGAGTCTCGAACCATCGGCGCGAGCCGGTCCTTCGAGTACGCCTCGGCCATGTCCTTGGTCGCCTGCGAAACGAGGATCGGACAGGGGTCGTAGTCGATGAAGAAGCCGAGGACGTTGTTGAGAAGCTCCGTTTTCCCAACCTGCGCCGAACTCATGATGATGATCTGTTCCGTCTCGGGGTCGACGACGGCATCCATCATGCCGCGCTGGTATTCGGCCCGGGACGTGTCCCATCGCCCTGGCTCTGCGCTCGCCTCGCTCGAAAGCCGCCGGTATGCGTCAGCCCACTGACTCGGCGTCAGCCTCGGCCTGCGCTTCCACAAGCTCACGATGCGTTGCGACGTAATCGTCAACGATGAGGCGAGTGTCGAATTTGGAGAGTTCATTCAAAACGTCTGTGACGGCGGCATCGATGATGGCGTGCCGCTTTGGGAGTGTATCGGCCCCCTCAAGCTGGCCGCTGAGTTTGTGTGCAAACGCTTCCAGCTTCACCTTTGCGTCCATGACCATGCCGCCTACGAATCGCTCCACGGTTTCCGCTTCGAGCGACTCGCCGCGCATCCGCGCCGCGTTCATTTCAGCGATTTCGGCTTTCGCTTTCGTAAGTCGCACCTGCGCTGCATCTTTTTCGTCAGTGTCTTTCCCGCCTCCATACTGGTTGACCTTTCGCTCCCGAAGAAAACGGATGTAATTTCTCACCGAGGGCCAAAGCTCAAACTGCCCTCGCCCGGCCTTCACTAGAATCCCATCTGCGGCAAGCTGGTGAATCCTCTGAGCGGTAACCTCAAACAGCTTCGCTAACGTGGCTGCTGGAACGTGTGGTGACTGGGCTTGCGCGCTCATGCTTTCCTGTATGATTCATCGAGAATTTTTGGGATCGCATTATTCCAGCTGATCTTGTGATGAAGTCTTTTCATGCTGCTTGTTACCGTTGCAATGGCAAAGGACGGGCACAACATAACCGTATAAAATGACTTCACATACGTGCCGCTTGCAAGATAAGCGTCCGACATACCGCCCGCCGTTGCTTGCGTTTGCGCTTGCTGAAGGTACACCTCTGGGAGCGTAAAAAACAACCGACCGCGATTTCCAAGAGTCAGGTAGGTATTGACGTCTTCATTTAATCGGCTGAAGAACCAAAAGCGCCGGGACGTCTTACAGAAAAACGAGTTCATTGCCTTTCTGTTTTTGAACGGGAAATAATTTCCCTTCCAAAGACTGGAGTTTTCTCCTCCAATCATGTCCCCCGTCTGCATCATGCAAATGGAGTCGATTCGCTCATCAGAATCGAGGAAGTTGATTATGGCAGCAAAGACGCCGTTGAGGTCTTTAGTCTGTTTGCGGATAAATTCACCCTGACGGTTGAACGTATAGCGAAAATCTGTGTAGTCGTCATCCAACACTAGAAAAAACTCATAGCCAAGTTGTTTTGCAAAATCGAAACAAGCATTTCGCGCATGAGTTGTTGTCCTGCGGTTTTGAAAATTGTCGCAGCTGTCTACCTTCTGCGCGTACGATAGTTTGTCAAAAACAAGGAGTTTTGATCCATAGTTGTTTCTGTATTCAACAAGGGTCTTGTCTTCATTGTCGCAGACAATAAAAAGCGGCCCGGTGTATCCGCGTTTTGCTAATGTCTTGAGAGTAACAATTTTATCATGCCGCCCGTGGCTGATAATAAACACGCAAAAGCTTTTATTCATCGGATTGTTCCTCGTTAGGCTCCCCTTCAAGGGCATCCGCTATCTCATCTTTGAGTTTTACATACCCAAGTTGCATCGCCTTTTTGAAGTCGATAATCACAAGGGCTGAGTTCTCCATGAGAGCCTGAATGTCTTTGTCTGCGTGACAATAAAACTCTGCGATTTTCTCAAAGTTGAAAACCGTGTGCCTAAGTGCAGCGGCTTTGAGGAACGAAGCAACCTCATGCGGCACCTTTGCTTTGTCAATTTCGGCAATCAAAGCATCTGAGCGACTTTTGTCGATCAACTCAGAAACAGCAGGCTTGTCCCCGTTTGGCTCATAGACTGGGGCCTCCACCTTGTGGGTGTAGTTGTCGCTCAAACTGCTTTCTGGCTCGGGCGGGTTCAGTGCGGCTTCGATCTGCTCTGCATTAAAACCAACCAGCCCAAGGTCAAATCCGACTTCTCGCAGAGACGAAAGCTCGATTGCAAGAAGCTCCTCGTCCCAACCTGCGTTGAGCGCGAGCTTGTTGTCAGCGATGACATAAGCGCGCTTCTGCGTTTCAGTGAGATGCCCAAGCCGAATGCAGGGGACATCCTTCAGCTCAAGCTTGCGAGCAGCCAGAACGCGGCCGTGACCTGCAATGATGTCGTTCTCTGCTCCGATGAGAACGGGATTGGTGAATCCGAACTCGCGAATCGAAGCAGCAATCTGTGCAACCTGTTCGTCAGAGTGGGTTCGACTGTTGCGAGCGTATGGAATGAGCGCCTCGACGCTCACGGTTTCAAGTTCTGGTTTTAGATTGGTCTTGGTTTTCACTGTTTGTTTGAGTTGCAGCGTTTACAGGCTGTTCTAGGCCACCTTTTTTTTCTTCGCTACTGAACCCCGATTTTACTCTGTCAGGCGTGCTGGCGGGGCTGCCATAAAGTAAAACGCCTCGAAAAAATGCTGCATCTGGCTTTTGCCCGCAACTTCCTTCCCACCCTCTGGCACCCCCTGGCGAGAAGTACCTAAGCGGGGGGGGGTGGCGCAGTCGAACTGATGCGTTTGGCCTGCCTGACTCGCCGCCGCATTCGGCTCGCCGTCGCTCCACGCTGGCGAATTTCGGGGGTTTCTCATGCGATCAGGGGTTGTGCCGCAGACAAGCCATGGAAAGGATCTGCTGCACCCTTCGCGCGCTCACGCCGAATTGCTGGGCCACGGCGTGAGGAGGCACCCCCGCCATGAGCGCGGACTTGATGGCCCGAACGCGTGCGGCGCCCCGGGAGTCGGGGCGGCACCGGGCGAACGGGATGAGCTGCCCGCCGAACTCCTTTCGCAGAGCTGAGTAGGCAAGCGGCCCGATCGCCTGCACAAGCGGATGATCGGAGGCGGCGTTGAGGGGCACGTAGAGCTGCCGGTGCGTTGCAAGGGCGGTGAGCCGAAGGGCAAGTGGTTCGCCTATGACGCGGGCCACGGCTTCGACCGAGGTGGGCAAGGGGTGCATGGCTGGCGGAGTGTGCCTTCATCAGAAGCGGGACAGAAGGAATTTCCCACAAAAACCCGCAGTTTCAGGTGCAACGCCCTGCTACAAGATCGCTGTAGCGCCCAAACCCTTGATCCAAGCCCCTTTAGAGAGAGAGATAGAGAATTACATAAAATTATTATTATTATACAAGAGGGTCTGGCTCTCTATAGGTCTCTCTATAAGTCTATCCCCCGCCGCGTTACATGTAGCAAAACGCGGAAATCCCGCAGAATCAGCGGTTTAGGTGTTACAACGCTGCAACAAACTCCTCGCGCGTGCGTGATCGCGCGTATGAGCGCGTGCGCTTGTGCGCGTGTACGCGTGCGTGATCGCGCATCGCGCCTGCCCGTGCGCCCGTGCGCGTCGCGCCTAGGCGTGCGCCCGTGTACGCGCCCCCGTGCGTCGCGTGATCGCGTGCGCCCCTGTGCGCGCGCTTGCGCATCGCGGGATCGCGCGTGCGCCCGCGCAAAACGGCCTTTCCGCTATCTCCACCCTTCGAAGCATAGAAATGCCCTTTGGCGCCCCCTCTACCGCGCGGCATCCGGGCAAAAAGTTGGCCGGCCCCCTTTCGAGGACCGGCCTTTTGCTATGAAACGACACCCTTGCGGCGTCAAACTATGCGAGCGGCGGCGCTGCTGTCACTCAAAATACGGCATCGGGACGACAACCGCGCGCTGCGAAAGCCCGTTGAACCGTTCCACTGAAGGAGCGGCCCCATCGAGCCGGAGGAGTTGATGGTGCCACTTTTTTGCCCAGGGTGTTTCGTCGAAGATGCGGACAAGCGCGTGATGGGTGTTCGAGACCGCCACCGAGCCGTCCCGCCGGATCTTCACCCCGTTGCGAAGGAGGGCGAGGACCGCCACCTCTTCGCCCCGCAGTCCGGCCTTCACGAGTTCGCCCACCGAGACCGTCTTCGGAGCGCCGTCCCCATCGATGCGGAGCGTCGCCTCGCAGAGCATCGAGAAAGCGCGAATCTCGTCCTTGTCCGCGTCCTCGGGAACCCAATGGCCCCAATCTTGGGAGCGAACCCAATCGTCTGCAAAAGCTCGATCGACTGCCTTCGCTGACGTGAGGCTGAATGCGCCCGCGAGGAGAGTCCCGAGCTGATCCCCCACGCGCTGGTCCCCAAGGTGCGCTGCAACGGAGGCGGCAAAAACTGCCGCGTTTGACCGGATGACCTTGGACATCGAAAGCGACCGGCTTCGCACCGAGTCGCACCAAGCCGGATCCGCCGCCGTTTCGTTCACGAGCCGCTTCAGGAGCGCAAACGCTTCTTCGCCGGTTTTTCCGAACGCCTTTTGAAGCTCAAGGGAGGTGATGCGCGAAACGTCTGCCTTTTGGGTCGCCGCCACGCCGATCGAGGCAAAGCAGAAGCTCGATCGCATCCGAAACACCATGGCTTCACCGCTTGCGGTGCCCTTGGCAATGCCTGCGCCAGTTTCGGCCGACGCTCCGCGCGCGAGTTCGAGGATGGCTTGGATCCGCTGTTGCCCGCGTTTGTCTTCGCTCTCGGCCTCGTCGAAAATGACGGGGAGTGAATCGCACCCGAGGCTTTGCCGGATGCCCGCCTCGGTGGTGGCGGATTGGACGTTGATGCACGCTGACCCGACGAGCCTTTGCACGACGTTCGAGAGGATCCAGCTTTTGCCCGTTCCGCTCGGCCCGTTGATCCAGACGTGCGGCCTCCACTGAAGCACGCCGGAAATGGGAGCCAAGACAAGCCAGCCCGCGAGGAATTTCGCGTGGAGCGGATGCTTCCACGGCATGAGTTCGCAAACCCGGAGGAGCTTCACGGCCTCGGCGTTGGGGGCCGGTGCGGCCTCCGGCGCGTCGATGTGCTCGGCCAACTCGTACACGTAGCGGCTTCGGTGTTGCCGGATCGGAACGCGGTTGCCGTCCACAACGAGGTGGTCTCCGAGGTGGTAGATAGTCGCCTCGCCATCGATCCACGCGCCGCGCCCCCGAATCTGCTTGTGCGAGAACATTCCCTGCCGGTGGGCAAGTTGGATGAGGCAGTTCGCGGCGGCTTTGTAGTTCGCGCCTTCTTTGGCCGGGAATTGACCTTCCCAGAAATTCGCTGGGGCGAGCTGGAGGAGGGGAAGCTCGCGGTGTTCGCTTGGAGTGAGCGCGATGATCTGCTGCGACCCGTCGGGCAAGTAGAAATACGCCCCTTTGTTGTAGCCGAGGACGCGAAAAGGCCAGTCGTCTTCGTTTGAATCGGTGCGCTCCTCGGCTTGCACGCCGGAATAGCCTGGCGGTTCCTCCACGTCTGCGGGGTGCACCTGTTGCACGCGTGGCGCTTCCTGCTCCTCAGGCTGATAAACCGGCTCCGGCTCCCCAACCCTGCCGGCCTTCAGCGCCCCCCGGATGTCCGCCTCGGTCCAGCCCTCACCGATGGCGTCGGCCACGTCCCAGCCCTCTGGACGCCCGTAGACGGCGAGCACCCGCACCGAAGCAGCGGAAGCGTCGAGGATCGCGGCGATGCGCTCGGCGGCTGCCCTGCCCGGCTCGTCTGCGTCGGGCCAAACGGTGACCCGGCGCTCGGCAAGGGGGGTCCAGTCGGTGTATCCAACCGCTTTCCCTCCCCCGGGCCACGAGATGACGACGGCGTTCTGAAGAAGCGCCCGGGCCGCGTCCGCGCATTTCTCCCCCTCGACGACGAGCACGGGGGCGGCGGGTTTCGCGGCGAGTTCGTCCAGCCCGTAAAGGGGGCGCGGCTTTGGGAAGGATTTCCATTTCCACCGCTCCCGGCCCTCGGCGTTCCGGCACCATGCCATCGGGCAGACGTCCTTTTTCCCGTCCCCGAGGTCAAACCGGCAAACGTGGCCGATGATGCGGCCCTCGGCGTCCCGGTAAGTCCACACGGCGCTCGGCGCCCCGTGCTTAAAGTGTTCGAAACTCGCGGGCGGCGCTGCGGACGGAGCGTGCGGGAGGGGCTCCCACTCTTCCCGTTTTGGGACCGCTTGGGCGGCTTCCCGTTTTGGGAACTCGCCGAGCTGAAGGAGTTCGTCCAACTCCCGCGCGGCGGCGCCCATGTCGCACCCCTTGATGGCTGCGAGGAGGGAGATCGGATCGGATCCGCCCTCGTCGGAGCTGAAATCCTTCCAAACGCCGGTGCGAAGGGAAATCGAAAGCGAGCGCCCAGGCTCGCCCTGAAGGGAGCCCACCTTCCACTCCGGGCCTTCACGCCTCCCGGCTGGAAACCACGCGTGAAGGAGAGATTCGAGGCAGCCGCGCGCCGCCTCGTTGATTCTGGCAAAGTCTACGCTCATTCGGCAGTTGTTGTGGTCAGTTGCTCAGCCAGTTTGATGATCGCGCGCATTTCGGGTGACCTGTACCCATTTTGAGCCTCGTCCCAAGTTCTGAAAGCACGTCCTCCGCCGCGCCAAACTCGGTGTGACGCATTCTCGCAAGTAACCCAGACGCCTGTGCTTGCTCGAAAGACGAACGCGGTTTTTTTGCCGCACGTTGCCCTCAAGCTTTGGTGCGTCTGGGAAATGATCTGAATTTGCATGATCTGGAAAAGTGGTGCCCCCCCCGGGGTCGCCGGGGGGGGCGGGTTTTTAGGCGAGAACCCTGTTGGATTGGACTTTTGCTTTTTGACGAGCTGCCTTCACGAAACCTTGTTCTGCGATGTTTTGGTTCCAGCTGCGCGCAAAAGCTCGGTGCTCTTTTCTCATCTTCGGTTTGACCATCACCTCATCCCCGTCTTTCCAAAGTGCGACCCAATAAATTCCCGTCCACATCTCGAAAGAAATCGGATCGAGAGAACCGTCTGGCATGACCTCAAAAGTCATTTCGGGGTCTTTGCAAAGATCACCGTTTTGCTCAAAGTAATGAGCGACAGAGACAAGGGGCAAACCCCTTGGCCCAAACCATCCGAGACGCTCAACTACAAGAGGCATGAAGCATTCAACCTCAATGCGGATGTGATTGTTGCTCGGGAACAGATTTAAGATTTCAACGATGTTTTTCATAGCGGTGCCAATTCTTGCAATTCCACTTGCACGCGCAAGCTTTTTATTCGAGGATCCGCGTCGCCTCTTTCACTGAACTTGCGGAACCTGCTTTTTGCCCCGTTGGGAAAATGGTTTTCGCTGCCAGTTCAAGGGAAGCGCGTTGCCGTTTTAGGCTACGAGTTCAGCGCCTTTTATTTTCCACCTGTTGTTGCCGACCTTTTCGGCAATGACTTCACTTCCGTTGCTGAATAAAATTCGAGATTGATTCGGGCTTTCCGTATCAAAAACTTCAATCGCAACCAAAGTTGCTTCACCTCGATTTGGATAAAGGACGGCATCGATTCTGTTCGTTTTCTTCATAGCGGCGCCAATTCTTCCCGCTCCACCTGCAAATGCAAGCCCGTTTTTTCAAAGCAGAGCGGCCTTTGCTTCCTCCACCGAGCGCGCAATCACTGCAACGCCCCCGACCCGCGCCACTTGCTCCGCCCAGTTTTTTTGCTCCGGGCGCACCCGCCCCCCGGGGCCTTTAACCTCGATCGAGACAAGCACGGCTAACCGACGCCCCACCATTTCCGGCGTCACCTCGATCGACTGCCACCCGATGAGGTCGGCGCTCCCTTTGGCCAGCCCGAAATCGTGCCACCGGCCATCTTCGCCGCGAACGCCCCCGACGTGGTTTCGAAAGAGGCGAACGTCGGGCCGGGAGCCCAGGGCGAGGAGGATCTGGCTTTGGATCTGTTTTTCGGTGCTCATACGGTTTCGAGTTTGGGCCCGTACCCTCGGGCGCGGAGGATGTGGGCGGCCCACGCCGCCGGGTTGCGGTAGCCTCTTTGTTTGCCCAGAGCGATGAGTTCGGGGAGGGATTGCGCTTTGCCGTTCTCGCGCTTCTTGGCCTTCCATGCGACGCCTTCCGGGTTGAGCTGCTGAAGCTCGCCGTCCACGGCCTCGGGCGCGCGCTCCTTCACTTCGTACACGTGGCCGCAAAGCGCGCACACCGGCGCGGGGCGGTGCATCCCGTAGCAAGCGGGACATTGCCGGTAGAGCGGCCCGTCGGCGCCTGCCCTCTTCTTTCGCGCCCTTGCCCCTTCCAACGTCCACTCCCGAATTTCTTCCGCGTAGCCGAGGCGTTCGCAGTTGCCGACGTGATCGAGGATGATGGCGTGCGTCTTGGTGGCGTGCGTGCGGAGGACGCGCCCCACCTGCTGGAGGTGAAGGGAAAGCGATTTGGTGGGGCGAAGGAGGATGGCGGCCGTCACAAGGGGAAGGTCAAACCCCTCGGAGATGAGGTCGCATGACACGAGAACCTGAAGCGCCCCGCTGGCGAGCTGGTCGATGAGCCGTTGCTGAACCGCGGCGTCCTGCGTGCCCTCGATCACGGCGGCGTTGTACCCACCGGCGCGAAACTCGCTGGCGACGTGTTCGGCGTGTTTGACCGAACAGGCAAACGCTACCGCTGGCACCCCGTCGCAGAGTTTGCGGTAGTGGGAAACGGCGCACCCGGTGATGACGGGCTTGTCCGCCGCCTGCTCGGCATCCTTGCGGGTGAAATCCCCCGAGCCCCGGAGGCCCGCGGTGTCCACTTTGGATGGCCCGTAATAAACCGGCTGGCAGAGAAAGCCGCGCTCGATGAGGTCTGAAACCTCCGGCCCCCGAATGAGGTGGTCGTAAATGTCCCCGAGCCCCTTGCCGTCGAGCCGTTCGGGCGTTGCTGTCACCCCGAGGACTCGGGCCTTCGGATACGCCGCCACGATCCGCTTCCACTTCCCAGCGACCGCGTGATGTCCCTCGTCCACGATGATGAGGTCCGGGGGCGCGTAGCGGTCGAGCCGGTTCACGAGCGTGTCCACCCCGGCGATTTGGACGGGAAGCCTCGGGTCCGGCGTGCGGCCCGACTTGATGAGCCCGTGCTCCACCCCGAGCCGTTTGAGCGAGGCGCTCGCCTGATCGAGGAGCCGCTCTCGGTGGACGAGCACCATCACTCGCTTGCCCTTGCTCATCGCACCTTGGGCAATGTGCGAAAACATGACTGTTTTCCCGGCCCCAGTCGGAGCGACGAGGAGCGGCGCGCGCTTCCCAGACCGAAGAGATTCGCGGACGGCCTGCACGGCTTCCGCTTGGTAGTCTCGAAGCTCAACGCTCATCCAAAGCGGCGGATAGGCGTTTAACAGTGGTTCGCAACGGGGTCGTTTTACCCTGGAGCCAACGGTAGAAGGTGCTCTCCTGCACGTCCGCGCGGGCGAGCCACTTGCGGCGACTGAGGTGTTTGAGTTTTCGACGCTCATCGAGCGACGCGATGACTGCCTTGAAGTCGGTCTTCATGCTTGCAAGCGTAAGTTTTTTTCTTGCTTTTGCAAGGAAACGCAATGCAGAGTTGCACAAGTCTCCGCATGAAACCGCAAGAATCCGCACACTCGACCTTCCGCCGAAGGTTTTCCCGCGCTGCCATGCGGCCCGTTGCGCTGATTCGCAGCGGGAGGACACGGATGGACATCGACGCAATTCTGGACGCCATCGCTCGGGCCAACGGCGGGACGCTGACGGTCGGGGAGAAATACATCACGATGCTCAACGCCGCGTATGGAACGCGGTGGAAAACCTCTGACCTGGCTCACCCGGTCAAAGCTCGGGCGCTCGGGCGACTGTACCTTTCGCATTTCACCCGGCCCTCGATGCTAGGGCGGATGCCCACCCCCGAGGACGCCGTGCGCATCTGGCATGGCGGTCCCGTTGGGCACCTGCGCGAGTTCACCCGCTCCCACTGGCTCCGGGTTGAGCCGCTGCTTTCGCAACCATGAAAAACCAACTGACAACCAATCGAATTGTCCGAGACTTGCCCGCCGAGCAATATCACTCGGACCTCACCACAATCTCAAAACACGGGCTGGACCTGATTGCTCAAGCCCCGGCGGTGTACCGCTACAAAAAACTTCACGCCCCGCCGGAAAAGCGGACGCCTGCGCTGCGGTGGGGGACGCTGGTTCACCTCGCCGTCCTTGAGCCTCACCTTCTCAACGAGGTTTGCATCGTTGCGCCGGACAACATCGACAAGCGCACAAAGGCGGGGAAAGCCGAATGGGACGCCATAACCGAAACAGGACGGGAAATCCTCACTTCGGCTGAGATGCAGACGCTCGCGCAAATTGCCAAAGCCGTGCACCTGCACCCCGCTGCTGGGAAACTCCTTTCCGGGGACGTGCAAATCGAAAACTCCCTTTACTGGGAGGACTCCGAAACCGGGATCGCCTGCCGGGCACGCCCAGACGTCATCCGGTGTGACGGGTTGATCGTAGACCTGAAAACGACAGACGACGCCAGCCCGGACGGGTTTCGCCGCTCGGCTTTCAACTATCGGTACCACGTCCAAGCGGCATTCTACCTCGACGCCCTGCGGGCCTGCGGCGGCGAAGCCGAGGCGTTTGTTTTCATCGCGGTCGAGAAGGAGGCCCCGCACCTCGTTGCGGCCTACGTGATGGAATCCGAATTTGTTGAAATCGGCCGGCAAACGTATCGACGGGACTTGTCAACTTTTGCGCGCTGCCTAGAAACTAATCACTGGCCCGGTTATCCGGCTGAGGTCCAACCACTTTCCGCGCCCGCGTGGGCACTGAAAAACCAAAACTAAAAACCAAGAAAACCATGAGTGAAAATACCCTAGCAATCCACCAACCGACCACTTCGTCGGCCCTGAGCCCATTTGCCAACTTGGACGCCTTTGAGGCGGCCCAGCGCATGGCTCGGTGCCTTTGTTCTTCGGACCTCGTCCCCGAAGCTTATCGCGGGGAGAAAATCGGGAACGCCCTCATCGCGCTGGAGATGGCCCAGCGGATCGGAGCGAGTCCGCTCGCCGTGATGCAAAGCCTTCATATCATCGAGGGCCGCCCCTCGTGGTCTTCCTCGTTCATCATCGCGGCGCTCAACGCCTGCGGGAGATTCTCCCCGCTACGCTTCCGAGTCGAAGAACTCGGGCCCCAGACGGTCGTTTCTGAGCGGTCGTGGTGGGACAAGCGGGAGAACAAGCGCCAGTTCAAAACCGAAAGCACCGAGCTGAAACGCAACGCCCAGTTCGTGGCGTGGGCATACGACAAGGCGACCGGCGAGGTGCTTGAAGGGCCGCCGGTCTCATTTGAGACCGCCGTCCGCGAGGGCTGGTGGACGAAGCCAGGCTCGAAATGGCAGACGATGCCGGACCTCATGGGGCGTTACCGTGCCGCCGCGTTCTTCGGTCGGCTCTACGCGCCGGACGTGCTCAACGGGATGCACGCCACCGAGGAAGTCGAGGACGCCGGAACGATCGACGTGACGCCGGTTTCGGTCAAATCCTCCGCCGTGGACGCGCTCAACGCGTCGATCCAGTCCGCCCCCAGTTCGCCGTCGGCTCCCGAGCCTCCGGCCCCTTCGGAGCCCTCCCAGCCCGCGCAAGAGGTACTCCCACCACCCGCGCCCAGAACGCGGAGAAGAGCATCGGCCCCCGCTCCCGAAGTGGACGCGGAGTTGCTGCCGACGCCGACAAAAACTGTAACAGAAACAAAACCCGCTCAAGAGGGAGAAAATGGAAACGACGAGTGGGACTGATCCGAAGAAGTACCTGACGCAAAGCGAGTTGCTCGCGCGTTGGCGGCAGGAAATCAAACTCGCAACCCTCACGACGTGGCGGAGCCGAAGGCAAGGCCCGCCTTACGTAAAAGTCGGCGGGAAAGTGCTTTACCCTCTGGCGGGGGTGGAAGAGTACGAAAAGAAAAATTCGCGATGAAGTGCGGCGCCCCTCGGTTTTCGGGGGGCGCTTTGCTTTTCAACCCGAGGGACTTGCAAAGAAAATGCACGAAAAGCGAATTTTCTGCTTTTCTTAGGCGCTTGCGCTTGCAAGTATTGGCGCCGTTATGAACAACACGTTTGCACCATCCGCAGAGCTTACAGCAAAAGCCGCAGAGATTCGGAAAACCCTTACCCAAAATGAGGCCGCCTTCATTGCCATGACTTTGAATTACGACAAGCTCGAATGCCAGTTGTCGGACAATTACAGCAACGCTGGGGCGAAAGAAGCGGCGAGGTTTTTGTTCAACGGGAGCAAAAAAGCTGCGGGAGGGTTGATTTCAAGCCTCATTCAAAAAGGCATCGGATACGTTGACGAAGATTACGGGGACACTCTTTGGCTCACCGAGCTTGGTGTCTATGTCGCCTTCAGCAAGTAACACGCAACCCGCGCCCCCTCCGGGGGGCGCACCTTTCCAACCCTATGAAATTCACCACTGACTCCGGCGTTCTTCGCCCCACCGTTCCCGCCCACGACCGCCTCGGCATCGAGGCCCGCAACCTTCGCCGCTGGCGGGTGCGGTTCAGGTTCGGGATGTTCCTGATCCTCGCGGGATTTTTCGCCGTGGACTTCGCCCTGGCTCGGTTCGCGGGGCTCCCCGAGGGCGTCGCTTCAGGACTGTATTTGCTCGCCCTCGCTTGCGGCTGCGGAGCCGCGTGGGTTGGCAAATCGCTGCGGTGATGGCGTTCACCATCCAGCACCGGGAAACCGGCTGCTTCCTGATCGTGGAGGGCTTCGGCCCCCGCCAGCGGGACGCATGGGTGAGCGCAAAGGACTGGGTGCACGCCACCCGCTTCGAGACGGCGGAAGAGGCCCGAGCCGCCGCAAAAAATTTCGGGCTGACAAACCAACACTACAAAATTGCAAACCATGACAACACCCGTACAAACCACTGAGTTGACCGTCTTCCGCCTCACGGGGGACGGCTTCGGCCTGACCGCCAACCGCGCCGCCATCGAGCTGCGCGAGTCGCTCCTCGATCGGGCAGACGAGCTGCAAACCTGCACCAATTCCGCCGAGTCCGTCACCATCCGCGAGGTGATTCGAGACCTTGCGAGCTTCCGAAACCGGCTGGAGGAAAGTCGAAAGGCCGTGAAGGCCCCGCTCCTCGAACTCGGCAAGAAAATAGACGACGCGGCGAAAACCTTTGGGGGCGATGCCGCCCAGGAGGAGAAGCGGTTGGCGGGGCTCGTCACCTCCTACGCCGCCGAGGAAGAGCGCAAACGGCGCGAGGCCGCCGAGGCCGCCCGCCGGGAGGCTGAGGCCAAGGC